ATCGGCTTCAAGCGTCCCGTCAACATCGACATCGCCACTAAAATCGCCTGTGGCAGCATCCAGTTCGCCCGTCAATGTAACATTGCGGAAGGAGGCAATATCTTTATTGCTATCTACGACTACCGCTTTTGAGGCTACAACCGTCCCAGCAGAAGCTGTATCGAGCAAATTAAGCTCGGCAGCAGTAGTTGTTACAGCTACCCCGCCAATCAACAGCTTGTCTTTAACTATATCTATAGTTGCACCACCAGCGGTTAGTAGCTTGTCCGCTGAAGTGTCCCACATCAGATATGCCGAAGCCGTGTCACCGAAGAGCTTGACATCGTAGCCTTGGTCATCAACCCCAACTGTAACAGTGCTGTTGGCTTGAGTAGCCCCAGCAACGGTTAAGCCACCCGCCAATGCCAGCGTTGAACTGGCTACGGTAGCATGGGGGGTGAGTGTTAGGTGTGTAACAAAAGTGCCTGCGGAAGCTATATCGTTACCAAATGTTACTACACCACCATCGGCTACATTCAGCTTCCACTCATCGCCTGCGTCATCGCCTTCGTCAGCACGAAGGGTAATGGCCAACGCTGCCCCTTCAATGGCCGAAATAGCAAGGGAGTCAGTGGTCGTTTCATCGTAGCCGATCTTGATGTTTTGATCGGACCCCATATACAGGTATTTGTCATCAGCTACGTAAACATCCCCCCATTCCAGCGAGGTAGACCCCAAATCAGCACCGCCTGCCGCATCTGGCAAGAATGTAGTGCCTATTTTGAGTGATCCGCTAATGGTTAGGTTACGGATCTGGTTGGAGGTTGTTACATTGGCAAAATCTTTGTTGGCATCAAGGACAATAGCCTTTGAGGCACTGGCCTGCCCGGCTGTAACACCCAAGTTATCGGCGTTTATGCTGCCATTGGCAGTAGATATTATGTTATCAAACTCACCATTGAGGTCGCTCGCTGTTAGCGTATCGCCCGTTGAGAATGTCGTAATGCGGCTTATAGTTCCCATAATTTACCCTTGTCGTTGTTCCCTTTCGGCTTCACGTTCCAGCCGCTGCATTAGTTGTCCGAATGTCATTCCCTGTTGCGCCAACTGCCGCAGGTTCACCCCCTGCTTGCCGAGTAGCTGTTCTGCCCCTTTTACGGTCCCTATCACTTTTTTGGTAATATCCATTTCACTAATTTGTGGCTTATCTCCCCTAATTGCTCTATTTGCGATTGGGCTTGCTGCGAACCTCTTAGAGATAGAAAGCATCGCCTGTGGTGAAAATGCGAGCATTAGCGGAAGTCCAAGTATTGCACTACCGAGGCCCCCTGCGCTGAAAGCCAGCCCCAATCCAGCGATACCCCTCAATAGATTGGAGAAGTTGGACCTTACTACAAGGCCGCCACCGAATGAGCGAGAATGGGACGCGCCAAGTAGTTGTAACACCCCATCATCACCAACATATTTTTTCAAATTGTCAAGGCGGCCTTCACTTTCTAATACTTCCCCCAATAGCTTGGACCTTTGCTGCTTGTGGTCAACATCGGCATCGCCAATTTTGGCACCGAAATCTTCTTTAAGTTGAGCTAACTCTATCCGGTGGTCGCTGTAGGCCTCGTTGGCAGCATCCATCTTATTTGCAATATCATTGCCTGCGGCATCCCTAACAGCCTCTTTTCGCAAGGTTTTTAGCTTGGCCCTAAGAACTTCCATTGGCCCCATCTCCATTCGGACTTTGGGTGCGTCTTGGGCTTTTTCAAATCGAATTGATTCCGTAAAAGCGTCCGATATGCTTAAAGGTGCATTTTTAGCCTCAAACCTACCCGAACTTCGCAATACATTGTCTAAGAGTTCTTTTTTAACAACTCTTTGCTGCTCTAAGGGTAGGTCGCTTGCAGTTCCATTTACATCCCGCCACTCTATGTCGTATTGATACTGTGCGTTTTCGGGTATGCTGCCCCTGCCTGCCCATTCACTTGTTACTGTTTCATAAATCGGTCTTTTATCAGCATCCACCCTGCCAGTATCTTTTTTCCATTTAATTAGCAATCGACCGCCGAAGCCCGTCTGCTCACTGCTTGGGTTGAGAAGGTTATTTACTCTCTCGCCAATCGCATCGCCACCCTCTTTTTGGAAATGTGTCTCTATCATGTCTTCTTTTTTCACACTATCAAGAAACTCAGCCCTTGCACCCCTGTAGGCATCGCCTTCACTGTTCGACATATCGTCTATTTTCTTTTGGATCTTGCTTACAATGCTTTTGATCGCCTCATCGGGGTTATTGCGAGCCTCTTTCATTACTTTATAGCTCTGCGTTCGCTTATCGGGATCTATCAAGTAGTCATACATCCTACCCACGGCAGGCTGCGGCAAGCTCGTTGTAAAACTTTGTATATACTCAGCAACCTCTTGCCTTATGGTGCGGCCCGGCTTACGAATATCGTCCATTAGCGGATCCGCATTGCGCTTGCGACTTGTTACAGCACCTTTGGCGGCGCGACCCCCTGCGGCTATGCCCTTGGCAGTTTTCCAATACCATACGACATTGGATCAGCAACGGCATCTACCGCCCTCATGGCCTTACTTCCAGCTACCTTGTCGAGCTTGGAAGCCACTTTGGCTAATTGGCCGAGCTTCGGCACCTTGCCGAGCAACCCCGCTGCCGAAGCCCCGCCCGAAACGGGCAGTGTAGCTACGCTTGCCAGATTCATTACCCCTTCAACGGGGTATCCGCTCCTAAATGCCTCTGGTAGTCCTGTTACAGAATCTACAAACTCACTGCCTGCCATTCGCGCAAGCCGCGTGTCTTCGTCTTCTTCTTGGCCCAATGCAATCTTGCCTGCTCCCGCCCCTATGTCGATAAGTGGTTTAAGCCCCTTCTCGTAGGGAGATGTTACAACGTCTGCAAATTGGCCGGGTATGTCTTCAATGCCCATCCTACCGCCCTCGCCCTTCTCTTCTCCGTAGTAGATGCGCGACAGCAGACCCCTCTCTTCCTCTTCTTCCTCTTTCTGCCCCCCAAGGCGAGCTTCGGCGCGAGCAATCCTATTTGCAAGCATTGACCCGCCACTTGCAGACCGCAACCCGCCTCGCTGCCGTGCTTCAGCCCTTGCTATTCTTTGCGCCAATGCAGAGGGCATTATTGTAAGCCTCTCTTATTCATTTCAGCCTTCAGTTCTCTAAGATCATCTGCGCTGAGACTAAGTATTTCATCTTCAGAGAGGTCTGATAGCTCATCGTCAGTAAATTGCAACCCGCCCCAACGACTTGTCTTTGCTATTGATCCACCCTCAAAGCCGCTGCCTGTTTCATTAAAGCGCGATGATTCCCATTCGGGAGTTATCGCCTGTAGGTTCCCCATCAAGCCCGCAAATACACCTTCATTGTAGGCCGTAGGCTTATCTCTGTCCGGTAGCTGCCGCTGTATGATTTTAACATCATTATCCGACATGCGACCCAGCCTCATAATTTGGTTCATGTAACCAATCAAGCTGCCCTTTACGGCATCAAATTCTTTTTGGCGCGTTGCTCCGGGCAACCAACCTTGCTCTACTGATGCCCCGCCCATTGTCAAAAAGTTTCCTTCGTCAAACAGGGTTTTCATTCGCTTCAGTTGGCCCGCTATATAATCGGCATCTTCTTGTTTTAGCTTAGACTCTTTGGCTTCTTCTGCTTCTTTGTCTGAAGCCTCTTTGAGGTCTTTTTTAATTTTACCCGTTACAGCCATTCTTTCCGTTTCAGCCCGGTGGCGATCAAGCCCCATTAACTCTTCATCACGGGCTGTTTGGCGAGCAATCTCAGCCTCTTCTATCCCCTCTGCTCGCATCTTGTCCGCTCGCTGGCGTTCCCCTGCCATAAACTCTTGACCACCTCGGCCAATGCCTGCCAACACATCGAACATGCCCTCGCCAGCCGTAGTGCGGGGCACTTGAGGGGCAACAGAAGGATTTACACGACCTCTTGTAAGGGCCGATATAGCCGTTCCCATGCGAGCTTCTTCTGCCATGCGGCGAGCCGCTTCTTCTTCGCGCTTGCTCCGCTTGTAAGCCCCGCCCAATTCGCCAACCGTCTGTAACCCCTGTAACACTAAATCGGGATTATCTTTGACGAACCCGCCAATGCCACTACCCAAGCGGGCAAGTTGCCCCATAATATCGCCACCCTGCTCACGAAGCTGACTTCCGATGCCCTGCCCGCCAGTTCTCATCTCTTGGCTCGGCATTCCAGACTCTTCTACGCGCTGCATGTCGGGGGCTTCTATGCCCGATGTTACAGCCTTGCGAGCGGGCTGTATGGTTGCCCCGCCCTGTTCGCCAACCCTTGGTTGACTTTTGTAATATTGTGATAAATTGAATTGCGATTCAGAATCGCCGGGCGTGGCTGAACCGAACCCCGAAGTGTTTTCCGCAGAAGCCCGCATCAAATCACTTGCACTCGGCGCAGGGGGGTTTTGACTTACCCTCGGAACGCCGCCAGAGGCAGCTTCGTCTTGAGTTGGGCCCTTTTCGTAAAAGCGAAACTTGTCAAGCCTCTCCGCTGCGCGATCCACCTCATCTTGCCCGTCCCTATTAAAGCCAAACATGCCCCTCCCGACCCTTGATTGGGCATCTTCCAGACTTCTTTGGTGATACTCTTCGGGGGTAAGGCCGCCTGCGCTGAACTTGCTTGGATCAACAGCTTCTACAATGTTTCCTGTAACATCATCCGCTGCCGAGCGATTGAGGCTGTCAAATAAACCCGGAGCAAACCGTTGTAACAGCGGCTGCCTTGGCTCATATTCCGATGCGGGTTCTTCTGGTTCGGTGCTTGTTACGCCCGACTGTTGTAACAGTTGTGATTCTAAGCTATTTGGGTCACGGGCTAAAACAGAATCTTGACCTACCCTTTCAGTCTTGAGAAACTGCTGCCTGCGGTTGCCGAAGTCTTCTTCGATTTCACCAGAAAGACGCTCGCGGTCTTGCAGTTCGCCCTGTAGCCCTTCGCTTTGTGGGTCAGATAAAGCTGTTACAGGATCCTCTTCTTCCTCTTCGGGGGCTAAGTCTTCTAAGTCGATCTCAAGTTCGGGCGGGTCGTAATCACCCAAGCCAATGTCAGTGCCTTCGCCTATGGGTTCTTGTGGCCGATCTGGTGCGGTTTGCTTTCCCAGGGCAAAAGTTTGCCCCGACTGCGGGTCTGTCCAATACTTTCCAGAGGCTTCAGCGTTTTGTTGGCGCAGGCGATCTGCCGCTTGCGTCCTTGCAGTAGATCGAAGAACGCCTTCGTCACTGGATGCAATGACAAAACCTTCTGGCGGGTTGTCTACCCAATCGGGCCGACCGCTACCACCACTCGTCGCCTGCTTGCTCTTGCCCCCCTTGGACTTAAATCTATCCAAAGCCCTTGGGTTGTGTGCGAGGTTCAGCAGCCCGCCGGTATTTGTCTGATGGTCTGTAAGATTAGTTTTAGCCATTATGATATCCTCTACCTACCGTAAATAACTTGGTTGCCATGTGTCGATGGCTCTGCGCTGGCCAAAGCCCCTTGTGTAGGCGTTGGCGGGTTTCATTAGGGTACTAGGATCAACAACGCCACCAGACAGGCCTTGGCCGCCAGATGCCATTGCATCACCGCCCCCGCCACCACCTCTCATCATAGCCACTTGCCCGCCCAGCCCAGCAAGTTGACCGACTACATCAGCTACCATCGCATCTTTGGGCATTTTGTATTTAAGAGCCGCTTGTTGCGGTGCGCTGCGCTGAAGCTGGGCAATGGCGTTAAGCCTGCGCTGCTCATCTTCTTGCTTGTTCTGTGCGCTCTCCATTGCCCGACCTTGGCGATGCCTGCTATACATGCCCGCGCCTGTTTTAACAGCAGCAGAGCCTAATAGTGCGATTGTAAGTGGGTCCATGTTATACTTCCTTTACCTATCCCTAAGTCGGAAAATTTCTTCAACGCTAACGCCATCAAGTGCCATCTGCACCTCGTCAGGAGTTAGTCCTATTCCGCGCAGTTGTTCTCGCTTTTGTTCAACGCGGTCTACTGGCGGTGGCTGCCCCGGCTTTGGTGCTTCGCCACCGTAATCTTCCGCGTTTACGTTAAGTATATTAGCGATAGCTGCCTTGGTATCGGTGTAACCACGCCCTTCCATGAACTGCTGTATGGGCTTTGATATGGCCGCCATAGCCTTTCCTCGCTGCTCGTCTGGTAAAGCGTTGGCAAGGGCAAGGAGTTGACCAAGCGACTCAGCCTGTCGGGCGGTAAGCATATCGGCCAACTGAGCTTTTTGTAACTGAGATTGTAACGTAGGCATACCGTCTATTGCGCCGATTTCAATAGCCCTGCGGAACTCAAGCTCGCTGTTAAACTGACCCTCTTGCGATACGATGCGCTCCGTCTGCATACGTTCCTCTGAGTCAATTCTTTCCGTCTGCATGGCTTCAGCCGAATCCAATTCAGCTTGCGCCAGTTCAAGGTTCCCGCTGTTAATAAGGCCCTGTATTCTTTCAGCCTTCGTTAGGTCAATATTAGCTAAGTCAAGGCGGTTGGTAAGCTCTTTCTCAAAGTTGGCGTAGTCGCGCTGCGACTGCCTTTCGTCCATGTCAATGCGCTCAGTTTGCATCTCTTTTTCAGCATCGGTGGTATATTTAATACCAAGCAACTCTTCTTGCGCCAAGTCAAGGTTTCCACTATTGATAAGCGTTTGTACGGAAGTCGCTTGCTCCATCGTAATATTGCCAAGCGCAACCCGGTTTGCCAACTCGTTTCTAAGGTCTTCCGAGGATGCCAGCACCCGCTCCGTCTGCATTCGTTCTCCAGATTCCAGTGCTTCGGTCTGCATTCGTTCAGCCGATTCCAGTTCAGCATTCGCCTCTTCCAAATTACCGCTATTAATTAACCCCTGTATTCTCTCAGCCTTCGTTAGGTCTATATTGGCCAAATCAAGGCGGTTAGTAAGCTCTTTCTGGAAGTTGGCGTGATCGCGCTGTGACTGCCTCTCCTCTTGTTCCACCCGCTCCGTTTGCATGGCTTCAGCCGAGGCAAGCTCTGCCGTAGCCAAGTCAAGGTTTCCACTATTGATAAGCGTTTGTATTGTAGTTGCTTGGTCCATGCTCAAGGTGCCAAGCTCAACCCTATTCGCTAATTCGTTTCTAAGGTCTTCCGAGGCGGCTGCTAACCTTTCGGTTTGCATCTCTTTGTCTGCTTCGGTAGTTATTCCAAGGCCTTCAAGCTCTTTTTCTGCTAAGTCAAGCTGACCGTTATTAATGAGGGTTTGTATTCTTTCAGCTTTTGTTACATCAATGTTGGCCAAGGTAAGGCGGTTGGTAAGTTCTTTTTGCGCTAATGAGTAGTCGCGTTGCGACTGACGTTCTTCTTGTCCAACGGTTATTCCAAGGCCTTCAAGCTCTTTTTCTGCCAGTTCAAGGTTGCCGTCATTAATTAATCCTTGTATTCTTTCGGATTTTGTTAGGTCAATATTAGCCAAGGCAAGAGCATTGTTGAGTTCTTTTGTGAAGTTGGAATAGTCGCGCTGCGACTGTCTTTCTTCTTGTGAAATGTCTGCCTCTTGCATTGACTCAGCAGAAGCAAGCTCTGCTTTGACTTGATCAAGGTTGCCTTCATTAATGAGGCCTTGTAACGAAAATGCTTTTTCAGCATCCAAGGTCCCCATCCTTACCTTGTTGGCCAGTTCTTTGCTGAGATTTCTTGAGTCCTCATACATCTGATCTCTGGCAAGCGTATTCTGCCCGTCGAATCGGCCTGTAACACCCGCTTCCGCTAATGACTCAGCCTGCTGCGCTCCGCGCACTCCCTCTTCAAAGCGTTCTCGCGTTGTCGGCTCCGTGATGGTAAGCCCGCGAGCGAGGTTTCTGTCAGCCACGTCTTGCTGTAACATCGCATCGCTGCGAGCCATGTCGGCAGCCGACTGATACTGCGGTGCCAGCACCCGCGCCTGCTCTAACTGGCGATCTGCGCGACCAAACTGCGCGTCAATGTCTTGTCCTCTGCCCTCAAGCGATCTTGCTCCACGTAGGAAGCCGCTAATATCAGCTTCGCGCTCTATGGCTTGCTGATTGGCGATCTGCGCTTCCAGCGACATGCCCTCTTGTCGCTCTATGGCCCTTTGTTGGGCATCTCGCGCTGCCAGTGTATCTTGCCCGCCAAGGCGGCCTATCATCTCGCCGCCCCTCATGTAACGGTCACTGCCTAATTGCGCTAATTGCATTGCCGCTTCAAGTCGAGGATCATTTTGCTGTCGAGTGGCTTGGTCAGCTAATATGTCGGAGTAAGTGCGTCCGTATCCAGACCGCAATTCTCCCAATACGTCTGCCGTATCCCCACCCCCTCGCAATACTCCATACCGCTGAAGGTCTTCTACTGTCTGAGCTTCGTCTTTAGCTTGCTTGGCTGCAACATCTGCCATCTGTGCTGATGTAACAGCGTCCATGCCGCCTTGCCCCGATAGGTTTTGGCGCAAGGCATCCAGCATAAAGTTTTGTAAATCGGTTTCGTATTTAAAGTATTCGGGGTCGTATTCTACATCACCCGTTGCAAGCATATTAGGTGCCGCAAAGCCCGTTCCTATAGATGGGCCGCCTGTTGGGGCTGCCGCCTCTGCTATCTGTATGTTAAGATTTGGATCGGCTACCTTGAGGCCGGGCAACCCTTGTCGGGTGCGGGCAGCCGCTTCCTCTGCGCTGCTTATAAGCTCGCGCTGCGTGTCCATCTGCTGCTGCCGCAACTCAAGGTCAGTAACACCCCCTACGGCTTGCGCTGCGGCTTGGGACGGACCAGCACCTTGAAATGTTATACCGGGCTGCTCTCTTGTTACATCTACCTGCGGCTGTGCCGATGGACCCGTTGATGCACCCTGTGGGGCAACGAAGTCTTGCATCACCATCGCACGTAGGCTTTCAATATCATTAGGAAGACCCATGCGACCAGCCGCTATTGCTGCATCTTGCAGGTTGAAGTCGGTGCGGCCTTGGCGAGCTAAGTTACGCGCCTTTTCCAACTCGCCTTGGTAGAACTCATTCATGCCCGGATCTATGCCACTGGAAGTTGGCGGGGGCGGGGGCGTTGGTGTCGCAGTAGCAGTAGTGGTAGAAGCAGGCTCGTCAGTGGAATCATCCGGAGACACAACGAGGGCTGGGTTGCCTTGGCTTGGCGTTGCCGTCTTCGGAACACTTATGTTCTTAAAAGCGTCGCTGCGGGTAAAGTCCACCGCTTGCGTTGGAAACAGGCTTTGAAACTCATTAAAAGACATACCACCGAAGCCGGGGTTCCTTGCATTTGGATCATCCCCCATAACCCCAGCAAGGCCCTTGGTGTAGTCGGCAAAAGACGCATTGGGGTTAAAGCCACTATCGGCAATAAGTGCCCCAGCGTGGTGAATATTGTAGCCCCCCGAACCCATAAGGTCTTGGCCCGACAATGCCTTTGAAAGTGTGTCTCTATCGTATTGACCGTATTTCGCCCCTTCTTGTATTTTTCTAAAGCGAGGGTCTTTTTTGTAATCAAATGATCCGTTTGCCATGACCTTTTACTCCACCCCTATAACTTTTCGGCGGCGCATTCGGCCAATAGGCTTGTATTGTAACATTACGCGCCTAAAGGTAAATGGTTCGTCTAAAGCATTGTTGGTATATTTAAGCTGACTCATGTTGTCGTAGCCTATCAAGTCAGTATCTGCGTATAAAGCATCGGTGTTTCCACCCAACTTTGACGTTCCCAGCGTAAACGAGCCAAGACCTGCGCTCAATTCGCCCATCAAGATAGCTTCCGTTGTGCCTGTTATCTTGGGAGACTGCTGTAACACTTGAACGTCATATCCACTATCTTGCGTATCGAAAAAGTGGCGGGCATAGAGCCAGCGCAGCCTAACATCGGCCCCCATTGGCGCAGGCGATCCTGTTTCAAATGTAGCTGATATGGCCGAGGTGTCATCTGCGTTTGTCGTGTCATGGGTGTAGACGAACCCATCGAAGCCGCCCGCATGGGGCAAGTCATCTACTAAGCCAGAAGCATCCCGCGCCATATTGGTATAAGGGCCAGACCAGCAGTTTAGTAGCGTGTTATAAACGACCGCGTAGTTGTTGGTAGCCTGCGAGGCCCCATAGGGAATAAACCACCACACCTCGTTCATGTTGGGATAATATATTCCGTGGCAAAGGCTCAGTTTAGCTGTGTTGAGCTTGTCCCAAAAGCGACTGCCATCTAATGCTTGGCTTATCTTAGTGACTTCATCGCCGCCATTCCATGCGTAAAACCCATCAAGCCGAGGGAAAATCTGTAACCCCGAAGGAATTGTAACAATGCCCCGACCAGAAACCGTGCCAACTGGCGCACGGCGAGAAACTTGATACGGAACAGTAGCGTTGCCCGTTGGAGTTAGGGTGTGAACGCCTTCGTCAGTATGAACGGCCAAAGAGTTGCCGATAGGGGCAATGCCTGTAATGTCATAGTCAAAGTTGTAGTAATCGGTCGAACCCCATGTGGTAATATCGCCCGTATTGCTTCTCCAAAGCTGGTATTTTGCGCCATCTACATTACCTATCCATAATCTATTGTCCCAATAGGCGATGTGTGCGCCCTTCGTGAATCTACCGTCATCATCTAAGGCTGCTATATTGTTCGTGCCGCCTGTCCATGCTATTGCATCGGTGTCTACGCCATTGGTCAGCACCAGCGATGATCCAGCCAGCACCCACTCCCACACATTGTCATTTCCGGCAGTAATAGTTGCACTGCCCGTTCGATCCGTCCCAGTGCCGCCTGTGATGTCAAAAAACTTGTTACCCGATATTGCAAAAGTCTTTTCTACGCCCGCTAATGTTACTTGGCCAACGGCTGTTACAGTAGCACCGCTATTAAGAGCCGAGCCATTGAACTTAGAAAACCCTTTTCGCTTCTCTACTTGCCCCGCCTGTCCAACTCGGCAGTTGCTCATTGAATACAATGCGTCGATTCCCATGTCCTCAGTAGGGAGGTCGTATCTAACTCCTTTTGACCAAGGTCCGTATTGAACCGAGCTTGCGTTAATAGGCATTAGGAGAGGCTGCCTTCTAATGGCTTGAAGTCAAAAGCACCACCATTCATGCTGTCGCGGCGGCGCATCCGGTAAGACCGATTGCCTTGAACTGTAGTGTTTTGTAACAACCCCCGCTGGATGATCCGCTCCATCTCCGCTTTGTCTACCATAGACCCTTGGTCATCCCCTTTTTCTTGTTTATATAGCGCACTTATTCCAAAAACAAGTGCTGGCTGTAACAAGGGGTGGACATATGGGTCGAGCGAGTTGCTATCGTCATCAGAGGAAAAGTCTGGAACGAAGCCATAGTAGCGGTATTTAATTACATCCGTGCTGTTGTCGGGCTTGGGGTATAGGGCAACGCTAATGTAACCCGTGGATGAGTTGATGCCGTCAATGCTAACGTAACGAGGATCGCCTGTTTCGGAGTGATCCGGGTCATTAGCATCTAAGTCTTGGCTGCTCCAGATAACCAGCACATGATCTTCGGTGCTGTTTCTAAAGGAAAGAGGCTCGGCTACATCCGCAGCGAGGCTGTAACTGCGCTGGCTACTAACGCAAGTAAAGCTACTCTCTTTAAACAGCCAAAACCACTTTGCCCTTGAGGCAAGATCCTTAGTTGCGAGGTTTAAATACGACCTTGCACCATCTTTGAAGGTTGTCGAAGTAGTAGATAGGCCAACCCGGCGAAGCGCAAGCTGTATTACTTCAATATTAGTCAATGTAGGTCTACCCAGCTTCCATTAGCCCGAACTTGCAGCTTATTGGTCGTAGAATTGTATATTATTATGCCATTTGCAACATTGGCCAACGCATCTCGCTGAGTGCCAGTGAGTTGGGGTGCGCCGAGCGCGTTAAACTGCGTCCCGTCACCCCTATACCCAGCAGCAAAGACGTTCCCATTTACGGTTAGATCGCCATGAACGGGGTCTGCCATGTTACATCGTTGCTTCCGAAGCTATTTGGTCGAGATCATATTCGCTTAAATTGTTACCGTTTCCTTCAATCCACCTATTTCTCCAGATGTCAACAGCCTCTTGGCCCCGCTCGGTAATACGACTCGGAGGATCGGGAACAAATCCATCAACATGGGACACTTCGCCAAACGCCTTGACCGTATTGCGAACCTGTTGGTTGTTCATCGGTCTTTTCTTGGCGCGAGCATGGGTCTTGTTGAGGTCCAATCGCACACGAATCTTTTCTTTTACGTCATCGCTTGCATTGGCAATTACTTCCGCAATCTGATCGGCTGTAACACTTACAGTAGGGGGAGCAGTTGCCGCTGTTACTTTTTGTGCTTCTTGTGGGTCGATTGCTGTAACGCTCTGCGGCTGCTTGGGAGTTTTATTCACGGTAGTTTCTTTCTAATTAAAGTTGACCGAGGTGGGGCCAAAGCCCCACCTCGGTCAATGGTTTTTATAAGACTAAGCAACCAATCCTTGGATCACTACGCCGACATGGCCCGTATTATCGGGCGCATATGCAGCAAAGCCAACCAACGGCTCGGTTTCAGCGTCTTTAAGCTGGACAGCACCCGTAACGCCATCACTCAGCGTTAGGTTATCGCCTATAGCGATGGTGCCATCTGCGAGAATCGTAGCAACGCCCGCCGTTTGGAACCAGCCGTAATAACCGGAGGTCATTGCCATCGTTGTAACACCGGAAATGACGTAATCCGTGGCTGCGGTAGCCCCAACGACATTGCTCCATAGCTCACCAACGATAGCAATGTCACTTGCAGTCGTTAGCGCAACTTTGATGCCGTCATACAGGTAAATATCCACCTTGCCGCTCGTCGTGGCACCAGTGGCACTGTTCGACTTAATGCGATACTGGTGACCTTCGCCCGCATCATCAGTTATCTGAAGAAGCGCACCCGAATACTGATCCAAAGTAACGCTGGCAAGCGTAATCTGGAACTGCTTCGACCCAGCGGCTGGGTCAAAACCACTGGCTGCTGCGATGACGATATTGTCAGTCTCAACCAGCGAAGTAGCCGAAAGGTCTTGTGACACCAGCAGGCCCGCTGCAATAGCAGCACCCGTGTAGCCGTAACGATAACGATTACCGTTAGACAACTCAACGATCTGGCCAACTGGGTATTTCGGAGTCGAGGACTCAGTAAAAACGCCTTGCTGGCCGAAACCGCCTATGCGATTAACGGCAAAGTTTTGATTTTGAATACCCATTTGAAACTTGCTCCTTTGTCCTTTTCTCGGACTTAAAGCCCCATTGGCTTGGGACTCGGATGATTATTACGCAGTCAAGCTATGAATAACGCCCTGTCTGCGGCGATTGTTAGTAGTCAACTGAAGACCAACAATGATAAAAGCAACCTTCGCCATCTGGTTGGCTGGCTCGCGGAACGGGGTCTTCGCAAAGTTCATCCCATTCTGCATCTTCAGCTTCAGATAGTTCGTGTTGAGAAAATACATACGGCCCGAACCGCAATCGCGGTCATACTGGACCGGAATACCCCGGAAAGACGGCAAGCGACCATCAACGCCGGGCGAGTCTTTGCCCGTCAGACGCTGGTAGCCCGTTCCCTCAAAAATCTCCTCGAAATCGCCATAAAGGTCATTCGTGGTAAAAATGTGGGTAGGCTGCTCATTGCCTTCACTGATGTCGTTCCAAGTCGTGCTCATCCGTAACATTCCCTCGTAAAAGTTCGTGTTACTGATGGTTACAAACGAGGTGTCGCCGCTGGCATCGTTGGTCTTGTTCTTCCACCAGCTATTGCCACTAACGGTGATGCCGCCCAAGGTGGTCGGGGTGGTGCCGGGCGCATCAGCAATGATGTCCTGTAGCCCCAACGGAGCCTTGCCCGTCTGCGCCGAATACAACGAAGTGTTGATCTGGTCGCGCAAGGTCAGCATCGACTGCTGCGTCTTCGCTTCCAGCAACTTCATGGCCGCATCCGTCTTGCGG